TTAAGTGTTTTACCGACTGAAAATTTACCAGCGGAAGGCGTCGCCATTGTTGCAAAATGATTGTAAGGCGTATTACGATTATTAGATCCAGCTTGTAAAAATCGCCTATCTCTGTCTTCAATCCCAAATGCGCCACCTACAAGCATTCTATCGCCGAAATGGTCGGGTTGTATATTTGTTGCTACATACTGCGGTTGCATATCAACATATTCGCTCATCTGTCTTAATCTTTCGACAACATCACGATTCGAAGGAATATCAAAAGTCAAATTATACGCCATTTATAATATATATACACAAATAAATGAATATATATTATTAATTAATTCGCCCTTATTCGCTTTCTTGAGATACGAATATTAGAAATCTACTGGTTGCGTTTGTAATAGTATTAACAAGAATGTCTAAAGTTCCAGCACCAGCATTGTAATTTTGATAGCCGCAGAGTTGGAGGTCGGGGTTCGCCGTTGCCGCCGCAATCATGGCGACTTGAACGACAGGAAGAGTAATACCAAAATCAGCGGGGTCTTGTATTCCCGTAACTGGAACTATTTTCGTATTTACCGACAGAGGAATAGCGTTAGTGTCCCATACTTGCACGAAAAACGGCGGAGGCGCAGGAAGCGGATAATGATACTGATTCGTTAGTAAATCTTTGACAGACATTTTATATATACAGCTATTAAAAAATTCCAGCATTTATAAAAAATAAAGTATAGTGCAAACAACATTTGGGCGATTGTTCGCAACAAGTCCGCCCCACTCGAAAAACCAACTCATATTACCCGTAGTAGAAGAGTAGTCAATGTCTGCTAAATGTATAGAACTAGCAGCAGGATAAAGACTTACTGATGATGCTAAAAATTGACAATTGAATAATATAATATTAGCCGTTAAAGGAATATCCATCGCTTGAAACACTTGAAGTGTCCCAGCACCTATTGTTAATTCGGTTGAACTATTTACAAATACTTTACTTAACAGGGTTGAAACTTCTTGTCCCGTTGGAATAAAATACGGATAAAATGGAGATGATGGTTCGCAAATTTGTAAATCCTTGAGAGACATTATATAAAGATGCGGATATTAAAATTGCCTAAAGAGCGATAATATGCCCGTGATCGCCACCGAAATAGATGCGTTTATTTAAACCAATCGAACATGGAGACGAATAACCGCCAAGTAATACTTGAAACGCCCAATTAATAACAAACCCAGTTGAACCATTATCCGTAACGCAAACAGCAAGGGCGTAATCACCAGTAGTGTAAAGGGTTCCATCTAAACCGATAGTAATAGCAGTTAAAGCGGCAGGCGCAAGAGCAGGATTAATATTATACAACCACTGCAAAGACCCAGAATTTCCATTATCCTTAACACACAGCATTTGAGTTGTCGAGACCAAAAACAAGCGCCCAGTGCTTCCTATAGAGATAGTCCTAGCAGGAATAGTTGTAGTATTTAGAGTCCATTTAAGAGTAGAAGTAGTTTGGTCGTCTTGCACCGCATATACATTCGTTCCCGCAAATGTATAAATAATTCCATTAGTTCCAATAGATGGCGGAGATAAACCAGCGCCTATAACACGAGTCCATTTTAAGACCCCATCGCTTGTGATTGCGTACAATGTATTATTAGCAGTTGCGTAAATAGTTAGACCATTAAAAGAAACTGCTAAAGTAGTAACAAACAGAGGAAGTGTGTAAGTCCATTTATACTCGCCATCACCACTAACAGCGTAAATATGTCCGCTTGAACCAGAAACATATATTGTTGGAGTTCCAGCTTCATCGTAATAAACAAGAGGAGATAATGGATCTACTAAAGGTTGCAAAGAAACAGACCACATTGTCGATGGAGTCGCCGTATTAATTCCAGAAATAGCACGGAGTGTGTCAGTTCCAACCGCATACAATATATTATTAGTTCCAATTGTAGGGCAGGTTAAATTAGCATATCCCGTATTTTGAGTCCAGAGAGGGGTTGCCGTTGCGCCATTATCTGTTAAACAAATCAGCGCCCCATTATCTTCCGCAAAATATAATAACCCAGTTTCACCGATTACAAGTGAGTTGTCGTTGAAACTCTGTCCTACAGGAGCGAGATAATCCAACTTAATAACTGGCGGATTTGGCAGTATAGGAGTTCCTAAAATAACCGATTGTCTTGTATTTTTACTATTAGCATTTCCAAAAGACCAAAGACCAATTTGAGGCAGAGGATACGCAACAATATTAATGCCCCAATTTGTGATATTAGCAGCACCACTATTATAAGTTGTAACTGAAATGCGATTAGCAGTAGATCCGTAATCCCAGCAGACCATTCCAAATGGCGCTACATTGTCGTAATTGAAAGCATCGTTTAAATGAAGTGTTACTACAATATGGCTTAATGAAGTATTAATATCCAAGAATTCGAATATGGTTTTTTGTAAATATTGTCCCGCAGTCATTACAGGATTTCCACCCGATGCCGTAAGCGTTCGTATAGCAGACTTAAATAATTGTTCGCCGTATGGAGGCAGAGCAGGAGGAACGAACGGCAAAGTAATAAAATTGATAGGATACGATACAGGTTCGAAGTATAATCCATCGATTGACATTTATATAAATAACATACATTATTATTTATATAATTTGTAATTTTGACTAAATGTAAATGCTTATAGGTATTTGTGAAGTCTAGAGGGCATCTTGTGATGTGCGCCACCAGACACACCCGACGCCATTAGTCCAGCATCAGGGCGAATGCCCGTAACCAAATGTTTTGAAGACACCATCGGCATTCGTTTAACAGCAGACGCCATCGAGTGCGCCATTTTTCCACCAATCATACGACGATACACCGCCTGCTCTACAGGGCGAGTGTCTCGCTTTTCTTTAGCGTCCAACACCATCTGTTTAGTCAAGAGACCAGTGTAGATATTGGAAGAACCGCTAATAGTAGTAAAGACACCAGAGTTGCAACACACCACAACAATCTCGGGTTGAAATGTAACATTAGTGTTATTTCGAAGAGTAATGTTGAACTGAAACAAATACTGCCCGATAGATCCAGAACTCAAGTAATCAGCAAGTGAGAGATTCTGTGTAGGAGACAAGATAAGGATAGAACCAGTTGTAGCGACAAGCGTTCCTGTTCCAGTTCCAGCGACAGATGTAGATGTAGCAAGACCAGAAAACTCAACCCAAGACTGAGTAGAACCATTTGCAACTGAAATGCGCCACAAGTCGTTAGGAGTCGCAGAAGCCAAGAGACCCGAAGCGTTGTTAAAATTACACGAAATCTGGTTAATCTGTAAGAATGAAGCAGAATCCTTAATAGTCTGTTGAGACATTGGAATTCTTGCGTAAATCATGAAGTAATCGGGAATTTGATTTAACTGAATGTTTTGACTCGATATAGTAGCGGTAGCGTCAGGAACCAAAGCGGGGTTATTAGTCGAGAGAGACAAATAACGGGGAAACTCTTGGTAAGGCAACACATTACGCACAGGGATTAAGTCGCTTGGTTGAGTCGAAAGGAAGTTAAACAATAATCTCGTTCCAACGAAGGGTTGAACGGCGGCAGAAGGAGTAGCACCCGTAACCGCAGGGCATCCTAAAGAAGGAACAACCACCCAGTTATTAGCAGTAGAAAAAGCACGCTTACAAGTTGAATCGATATTCATTACAAAATTCATTGTATTAATTCCAGAAAATCCTTGCATATTGTAGCACGGGTCGCCGAAGATAATAGGAGATAAGAACAGGGGTTCAGTCAAAAGCGCAGTTACACACACCACCCAACGCTCACCCGCAGAACCGATGGCAATGGAAGACTGATCTACATAGTTGGCACCACCCGCATTCGTATATCTGTAGAGTCTCACTTCAGCAGGAAAAGCACCACGAGGCACTTGGTCTACATCGTAAGACGAAATTGAGTAATTGCCTAAAGGGTTGTTATTAGCACCCACACCATCAGCATATGATAAATAAGCTTGGTCGGGCAATGCGGGGGTCATTCCGTTAAAACGGAACAACTCACGAGAATCATTAAGACGCAGCAACGGGTCAATCACATCTTGTAAATTGACAGACACATTGCAGTTGTTAATAGTTGAGGTCAAAGTAGTCATTAATTTTGCTAAAGGAAACGCTTGGAAAGCGTCAGTACTTCCGTAGTCAAAAGCAGACTGCCCCGCAGTCACACCAGAAATAGCGAATGACATTGACAGCGTAGATTGAAGTAAAATCTCACGATTGATTACAATTGACTCACTAGGAATTTGACAATTGAAAACCATATTTGAGGCGGTCGCAGTAATTGCTTGGTATTGTTGGTAGGTCACATTAGATCCGCCAGATTGAACGGCGTAAGCGAGTTCGTCAGTAATTCCAAGTCGAGAGTCTCTAATAAGGATTGTTCTAAAATCGGCAGACATTATATAGATAAGTAAATATAAAAAAATAATTCAAAATGTTTATATTTAATTTACAAAATCCCTAAATTAATGCGAAATCGTCCCTTTTTTGGTAAAGAGGCATTTGATGGAACAAGCGCCACCACTATTTAACTGCATTGGATAAAATTGTCCTAGCTTACTCTTCCAAAATACATTTATATCGATTTGACTGATTGGTTGATTGCCGTATAGATCTATTAGTCTTAATTGAGTCGGCGTATAAATAATATTTGGTTTGTATTGTCCGCCATCAGCGACAAAATCAGTAATAATTTGAGCGAAATTAGCATTGTTGCCGTCATTAGCATACACGATGCCCCCATCAGCAAAAATAAGAGGCGCCGACAACTGATTTGGAACGATAGGAAGGGTTGCCGATGTAAAAACAATACTTGATACAGGAGTCCAAGACGAAATAGTCGAATATTCTTGGAAAATAGTTGTTGCTATATATTGTGAAGCAGGAGGGGCAGATGTAGGCAGACTTATTGTTTGAGTTCCGTTAAAATTGCCTATAGTCAGCAAAAAGTTTCGTCCAAGAGTAACACCTTGAGCGCCGAAATTCTTGGCTACAAAAGAAGGCATCAAATTTGCTAAAGGAGAATTAAAAAATATCTTGATTGGTACTGGAACTATTCCTAGAGGGTAGTTGTCGTAGTAAGCGGATTCAGCATACACACCAGCACATGAGTTGTCAGTATTCCAAATAATAACTGGAGCATTAGCAGTCGCAATCGGCGCCCCGACTAATGCCTGAAGTGCAACAAACGCAAGGTCAAACGCCGACTGAATCAAAAAAGTAAAATAAGTATAATTAAAGCAGTAGTAATATCCTGTGCTATTGTCCTGTAGTTTGTTAAATGTCGCATTGGGAGGAGCGGGTAGTTCTGCAAAGGCATTCTGTGGAACCCAAGTAATAGGCTGTTGGATTGTAAATGCGCCATATTCTAAAGTAATAGAGTAAATAGTTAGGTCAATATTGGCTTGATTCGGCACTATTTCAGGTATAAACAAAGGCAGAGTATTAGTATCGACTTGAAAACGAACAATGCTAAAGTAATAGTCGCCCGAATTCTTAACAAAGGCATTCTGTCGTTGTTCCTTAAACTGAATAATAGGGGGTTGAGTTGTTTGATTCAGCACATTCGTAATATTGATGTCGTAATAAATCTTACTCTCATTGTTGTCAATTTTGAATTGCGATAGTTGAGACATTATATATATTGTGTAAATATTTTTTATAAAGTAAAATCCATTAATTTTTAATATTTTCATTTAGTAAGAATGGTTAAGCGATTATTAGAGTTATTTTGTGGCACAAAATCAGTCGGTAATGTTTTTAAACAAGACGGATATGAGGTGATAAGTTTAGACTACAACGCAGAATTTGATGCTACACACACGGCAGACATTTTAACTTGGGATTATAAACAATATGCGCCAGATTATTTCGATGTAATTTGGGCGAGTCCAGACTGCACGACTTGGTCTATTGCTACAGGTGGAAAATACAGAACCAAAGCAGAGATATACGGCATCAAAAATGAAAGATACGAAAAATCTGTAATTGGTAATAAAATGGTGGATCGTGTCATTGAAATACTTAAATATTTTAATGCTAAATCTTGGTTCATTGAAAACCCTAGAGGATTAATGGCGTATTATCCGCCATTAATTGATTTCATTAATGAAACACAAGCAAGTAAAAATTTAGTGTATTACGGCAATTATAACAATTGGGGATTTCCAAAGCCAACTAATATATGGTCTAATCATGAATTGTGGAATAATGAAAAGATGCCCGAATTTACTGAAGACCAGTATGTAGTAGTATATCATACTTATAATAAACGCCCGAAACGATATTATAACGCATTTCGTAATGGTGATGCACGAAGTAGAAGCAAAATTCCGCCCGACTTGATTAAGCGTCTAAAAGAACTAGTGTAGTCTTACATATATGTAAATAAGTAATCAAATAATATAATTCGAATGAATTAGATTATTACAATGACAGCAAACAAGAAATCTAAACCGCAAATATAGATTATTACAACAAATACGCATTAGATTTCTACAATATATAACCTAATTAGATATATATGAGTAGAAATTTATAAATTATTACTGGAAACAATCTAATATGATATATATATGTAGAAATCTATATAGTTGATATAGGTTTTTACTTGTAGAAATCTAATTTATATAGGCGTTTGGTTGTATTGCAGGAATGTTCGCACTATTTGCGAGTGTGTTGAATTTCTAACCGCCTTTTGATACTCGATAGATGTGTCAGTTGTTGGAATCAATGATACTCGCATCTCACCCTTGACGAAATTATACATGTCAAACGACTCTGTGATGTCAATATGGTCTAAATAGTAAATTAATTTAATTGGTTTGATTGCTCGACTAGATGGATAGTAGGCTATTTGATATACAAACTTATTCATATTCATTGTTATTCTTATATATATGTAAGACAACCTTGTCTTTAATATTGTTGTTTTAAATATATATAATACTAAATAGTAGGATGTAAGAACTAGTATTACTATTTTATCAATTATAAGATTGGATTTATAAACAAAACTAATAAGAACCAACAATATATTTATAGAATGTAGCACATCCCTTTTTAAAGATAATCCAGAAATATCGTCCCCGCCATTTCTTGATGTTGCAGACTACTATTTTATCGATGTATAAATTGTATTTGGTTTGTAATTCATGTAATCTTTTTGGCGTTAGTGTTGAAAAGCAAGAATCATTACCCAAAAATGCGATCCCTTTATTAACTCGAGATGCGTAATATTCTACCAAATAATAGAACGAATTTACACGCCCTGTTTTGCACTCTAACCTAAACGGCGGATTACTAACAACCCAGTCAATCGGTTCCTTGTAATCTTTAAAGTCTCGTCCCTCAAGTATTTCACACCAATCATTAAAAGTATTTGAAGGAAGATTATTAAAAAATGATCCCTCACCTTTAAAAGGTTCTAACACCCTGTCGCCTTCTTCTAATGGAACTTCT